CTTGCCCACCAGGTAATAATCCCCTGCATCTGCCGGCAGGTCCTGAATCTTGCCGTCGGCAGCAGCATAAACCTCATCAGATACGTCGATGGCGCCGGCAGCTGTAATCTCGAACGTGCCAGGGCAGTTGAACAGCTTTACAGCCACACTGTCGCCGGATTCGACCTCGTACAAGGTGACCCCGTCACCGGCGGTATCCGCGTCGGCATAGGCAACCTTGCCCGTGGACAGGACCTTGACTCGTCTGTGTGCGGCCAGATCTTCGTTGGCCACAAATGCCTTGATTCCTTCATTCCAGGCCATTGTTCAGCCTCCTTTTATTTCTGGCCTTCGAGCCAGGTACGATGTTTTTCGGGATATTTTGCCGCACATGCGGACAGGGCTGCTGTTCGACTGCACCCGTTTTCCTTCTGGTAGGCTTCGACCAGGGCGAGGAATGCGGGCGTATCGCCGGATGCCGTGGCCCTGCCTGTGGCGCCGGCGATGTCGCCGGACAGGGAGTTCTTCAAGTTCTCTCGAGCCTCGGCCGCCTGTTTTTGACCGGCCTGAAAAAAGGCCTTGTACACGTCGGCGGCCGGAGTGCCTTCCTTGATGGCGGCCATGGTCACAGCTTGGTCGCCGTCGGCCTCGAGGATCTCCACTATCCGATCACGCTCGGCGCCGGTGGCGGCGGCGGCAGCCTCGGTCCGGATTTTTTCTTCCGTCTCCGCAGTCGCCTTCATACTGACGGCATCGCAGAGATCCGGACGTTCGCTTTGCAGCTCCTCCAGGGTGACATCGGAGAGCTGCCCTTTTGTCTGGGTGCCCGATTTTGTCATGGTGTTGCTCCTTGCCCTGGCAAGCTCCAGAGCCATTTGAAAGTTACCAATCCGGTCGACCAGTCCCCGGTCCAGGGCGTCCTGGCCGATGGAGGTCGAACCGTCAGCCATGGTCGAAAGGACATCTTCCACGGCCATACCGCGGCCCTGGGCCACGGCGTCCACAAACAGAGAAAAGTATTTGTCCACATCAGCCTGCAGGTAGTTCCTGCCCTCTTCGGACAGGGGTTCTGCATCGTTGACCAGCCGTTTATACTTCCCGGCGGACAGGATAGTTCGAACGATGCCGTCCTGGGCGTCGGACCCGGAACGATCGTAATGCACGGCGGCCACACCGATGGAACCGATCATGGCCGTAGGCATGGCAACGATCCGGTCGCATCCGGCAGCGATCCAATACGCAGCGCTGCACATCATCCCGCCGGTCCAGGCGATGACCGGCTTGCGCTGCCGTGCCTGGATAATGGCCTGGGCGACCTCTTCCGGGGCAAGTGCCGAGCCGCCAGGGGAGTCGATATCCAGGACGATGCCCTCTACGTCGGGATCGTCACTCGCCTGGCAGACGGCCCCGGCCAGCATCTGCGTAGAGATGCCGCCGGAAAAGTTGCCAACCATATTTGCCCGACGCTCGATGACCCCCTCGACCCGGATCACGGCCACCCTGCCTTCAACGGCATAGCCCCCAGCAGCATTTCCAGCCGGGGTCGCCATGGCCTGGAAGTTTGTCTCCCGGCCCGCAATGAGCGACTCGATAAAGCAAGACACCTCGGTCAGCTTTTCCGGAGTCATCGCCCAGATCCTCGAGGCCAAGGCTCCTGTCACTCTCGGATATTTCGTGGTCATAGCGTTGTTCCTTGTTTCCTGTTTTTGCACATCAAATGAGGACGATGTTTTAGTCATCATCATCCCCATTGTCCGCCGGATCCATGACGACTCCTGTCGAATCAGACATCGCCCCTTGAGCCAGGCCAAACTCATTTTCCAGCTCCCGGTCATAGGCCAGCTCCTCTGCCCGCTGCCTCCGCTTGACCCGCCAGTCATTGCCCTGGGCGCCATGGATGTCAGATTGGGTCAGCTCGCCGGTTCCCAGGGCGATTTTGTTGGCATTGGCTGCCTTCTGCCGGTCGATCTCTGCCTGGGGCTGTGGCAGCCACTGGCAAGTGGTGTATTCGTAGAGATATTCCAGCATGTGGTCAGGGGTCTTGGTGTCCAATCTTCCAGCAACCCCCTGCTCGTATTGCAGCCAGGACATGACCGGCTGGTTGAACCGGTTGTTGATGGTCATCAGGTCCACGGCGTTGACCTGGGCGGACTGGGCCAGCGAAGCCTTGGATGCGGAATAGGACGACTTGTACTCCCGGGTCACGTTTTCGGACCCCCTGGCCGTGGCCATGCCGAGGCGGCGGATGATGGAGTTGAACATGGTGTCGTACCCGTCTGGTGCGGCCCGGTTTTCAAAAAAATGCGGGATCTCCCGGTTGCCGCCCTGGAGAATGGTCCCCTTGTCCATCTCGATGATCCGCTGTGTGATGTCCGTGCGGGCCTGGGCCTGGGCGTTTTCGATGAACATGACAAACAGGTTGGAGATAAGGGAACGGACCAGGGCAGCCCCGACAAAATCCTTGTTGTCTCTGAGCTCGGTGATCACCGGGCCGAGCAGGGAATCCTGCCGGTATTCGGAAACGCCTCGCACACCGGTCACCATCAGCACGCGGGGCAGGCCGGTGGCCTGATCAACGACATCGATCTCCTGGCATGCAGAGGCGGGGGCGTATCCTGTTGCGCAGGTGGAGTATTTTTCCGGGCGCACCAGGAAGATGGATTTGGGGGATCCATAGGTATCGATCTTGATGCCGTCGTAAATGGGTTCACCCGGCCGGTCGGCGGGGGTGACCAGCCGGCCGGGATCAATGGGGAGGATGGCAATGGGGGATGGAGCAAACGGGCGATCACGCCAAACGATCTGGAACAGGCCGACGCCGTCGAGTTTCCACATGAAGTAGGCGAGTTGCTGGAGCCCGTAGATGTTCAGCCTGGATGTGGCGTCACAGAAATTCCGGCAGTCAAGTCCCCACCTGTTCCAGCCGCGCAGCGCCTGGCGTCGGTAGGTGTCAGCCCATTTACGGTCCCGGCCCAGGGCTTCAAAGTCCGGGGACGGATGGGGGGTGACGCCGATGCCCACGGCCTCGACAACGAGGGACTCGAGCAGCCCGTGAGCCATGGCGTCGTTGGTGTACAGATCAAGGGCGCGGTTGGAAACGCGATGTTTCTCCCGCTCGGCCATGATCTGATTGACCAGGGCGTCGGTCCAGGAAGTAAGATGTCCCTGGGCGGATGCGCCTTCCCGCCGAACCTGACGACCAAGACGGCCGCGATTGACTGGACGCCGAGCCATCAGCAACCCCTCCGGGGTGAACCGATAAGGGAGCGGGAAAAGATGGTGCCTTGGGTGGAATTCGCTTCTTCGCCCTGGATCTCCCGACGAAGCAGACGCAGCTTATCCAGGTCGGCTCGGGTATATTCCACCCCGTCAAGGCTGTATGACTGACCCAGAGTCAGGATGGAAGATATGGCGGTATCTATCTGTGCAACGGTGAGAGACATGGTGCTCCGTGGGACATGGTGATTTCGATTGACACCGTTGTACCACGAAAAGCAGGAGTGTGGTCAAGATACCTGGTTTCTAATTTAGAAACCAGGTAGTTTTTCTCAACAAAAAACACCCTGAGAAATTAAGGCGGTTTTGTTTGTTTTTTTGGCGGCAAACTAGCCGATTGCCTCGATGCTCTTGAATTTCATGCCACACACTGGGCACATATGGTACCTCTCTCGGGAGCCCTGATACCACGCCCTGGTCCGCCGGACCCCCATGTTGCCGCCCTTTAAGTGTGCCCCGCACACCGGACACCACACCCCTTCCACCGGCGAGTAATCCACGGCATCCGATGTGAGCACTTTGTTCACGATTTTTTTCAATATCTCCGGCGAAACGCCGGGGCTTGGTTGTTCGGCTGTCATCATCTGTTCCATTGTATCTCCTTGTCTCATCGTGCCCAGGGGTTGATTCTCATTCCTGAAAGGCCGTTGCCGGCATGAGCTCCTGACGTCGGGACTGAATTTTCCGGAAGAGCGTATTGTGGGCCGGGCAGCTGCTGGAGGCGAGGGGCCCAGTCGGCATGAGCACACGCAGCCGCGTAGACCTCGCAGTCCAGTAAATGGTTTGCGCGACCGCCGGCATCCCATAGCGCCCTGCCGTTCTTGCCTTTTCCGGGGATGCGCTTTTCAGACGTGATCTGCTTGATATAGTCCTCGGCCACATCACGGTGGAGCCACATGGGCTGGCGTGATTCCTTCTTGAGCCGGACCATGGCGATCTGATCCTTGAGTTCCACGGTGTCGAGCAGCCGGATCATAATCGGGGTTTGAAATTTGGCCGGAACGCCGGGCTCGAGGCCGACCTTACTGGGTCGAACAACCTGGTCCTGTGGCCGGCTGGCCCCCTTGACGGCATACACTCGGTCCAGATCAACACCGAGATCGTCCAGGCTCAAAAGCCACCGCTTGGTTTCCTCGCTCTGGGACCAGCCCTGGGTCTTGTCCTGCCCCTCGGCGGCTCCACCCAGATCCACGCCGGCGCGCCAGATTCCCATCTGCTCATCCATCCCATCCACGGGCCATGTGGTTTCAAAGACTACGCGCTCGATGTCGCCCCACGAATCCAACCAGCCATATTCCACCAACCAGGATTCCCCGGACTTGGCCCAGGCGCGGACCACGTAATAGAATCCGAGCATCTGGACATCGATGCCCATGGTCAGGGCCACGGCTTCGGATGGGACGATCATGGGCGGACAGTCCGGGCGGACCATGTCGCGGACGCGGTCCTCATCGGTCTGCACGCTGACCACCTTGCCGGGCATGGCCTTGTGGTTGTTGTCGAACCTGGTCAGCTGCCCCGGGGTCCCTGCCTGGTGGGCAAGGAACCAATCGTGTGCGACCTTGGACAAGGAGACGTACCGGGATACCCAGGACGGCAAGTGGAATCCCACTGTTTCCGGGTTGGACACTGGTGTTTCCGTCCACCAATGGCCACCGGCGACTGCGAGATTGCGGATGTGATCGTTCCACTGATACCCGCAGCACTCGCACTCGTACCATGCGAGCTTCTTGTGCAGGATCTCCTTGGCATCTCGTATGCCTTCAGGAACCCTGATCCGATCCTTGATCATGATCTGGGCGGTCCGGCAGGCAGGGCACACGGCCTTGAACTGGTAGATTGCCTGGGACTGGTTTTTCATGTCCTTCCAGATAGTGCCCTCGTCTTCGGTGCCACGAGGCTTCGATACCCGGATGATCTTGGAATCGTGCTGGTACGAGATGGTCCGCTCCTCCATGGTGGAGACAGAGGACTTATCCATGTTGGCGTCTTCCTCGTCGATCATGAGAACACGCAGCGATACCGAAGACATGGACGATTCCGAGCCCGACCAAAGCCCGTAGATGGTGGCCCCCTTGAGCAAAAGCTTGGTCTTCTGAATGGCCTGCTTGTCCGGGATCAAATCCTTTCTGAGCATGGGTGATTTCAAATAATGCTTGCCAAGCTTTTCCTCGAAGATCCTGGCCGCGGCCTTTTCGTCGGGCATGCCGATGCCGGCAGATGCAGGGTCACGCCAAATGTCAGCGGCAACACATGCGTACCCAATAGAGGTCTTGGTGGTCTGGGACGGTGCGACAATGAAGATTTTCCGCACGCATGGACGGTCCCACATATCCATGATGCCCTTTGCATACGGGGCCAGATTGTGCTGAAAATACTGACCCGCATACGGACCGGCCACGATCCGGAAGTTCTTTTCAGCCCATTCGGCAGTGGAGACGCGGGGCCTGGATTCCAGGACCTGAATCTCACCGGGCAGAAGAGTAAACGGAGGCGGCAGGTAGGACATCAATCATCCCTCCTGGAAAGGATGAACCGGGTTCGAAGATTGTCGACCAGGGCGGGATCCCCGTTGACCAGGTCGATGGCCTCGAGGGTGATCTTTTCGGCATCATCGTCGATGCCGGCCAGATAGGATTCCCAGGCGGACGCCATGTCGTCGGTGAACCAGGCCCCCTGGGCGTAGGAGCTCAGAGCATCCTTGAGCCGCTGACGAAACATGGCCACCAGTTCGGATGATCTGGAAAACATCCATCCGGCCAGCTCCTGAGCCTTGGTCTCGTCACCCTCCACTAGGGCGACCAGTTCCTTGGATCGCTGATCATCGCCGCCAAAGATAGCGGCCACATCCCCAGAAACCTCCTGAATCCAATTCGCCAGATGCAGCCTGAGCGCCTGGGCCCTGTCGGCCAGCTCCCGGCCCACGGTGTCGGTCCGCACATAGCGCCCCTTCTCCCGCTCGTACAAGAATTCGTTGCGCCGAGCCTGGACCTGTTTCAGTTCGGCATCGGCTTTAACCCGAGCCTCCTGGTAACCGCCCGGCTCTTGGGCCTCGCCCAGGGGGAGATCTAGCTCTCGACTGGCATCTATTTTCTTGCCCAAAAAATCGCGAGCATATCGATGCACGCTCAAGACGGAAAATCCACCACCGCGCCGAGGTTTCAACTTGCCATCGTTGATGTGGTTCGTGACTGTTTGCCGAGCCACTTTGTATCCGGATTCTGTCAAATATTTGAACACCTGAAACGCATTTTCAAATACGGTAGGTTGATCCTTTTCGGTGTTACCACTTTTCGGTTCGGTATTACTTTTTACACCCACGTAATAGACCTCGCTTTTCCTTCTTTACAGCACTTGTGGCGGGCCGGGTTTCCGGCACAACCCCTTGAAATTGCACGAATGCTAAAATGCTAAAATAATTTTCCGCCCTCACCCGCGCAAGTCTTGCGCTCGTGTCGACCCCTACGGTGAGGGGCCCCGAAAGAACCTACCTTTTCTCGGCGAGCGGTCCGGCTTCGGGCAAAGTCATCAGGCCCATTTCGATCAGGGCGGTCAGATCCTCAAATGCGACGTGGTACAGTTCCTCGGCCCGTGACGATATTTCCCATCGGCGGCGGGCAGCATCCCCGGCCTCTGGTCGAGCTAAGGGGGGGTCGAACCGGATGCCTGGGGTGCCGTCGATCATGCAGACCCGAATCCCCATGCTTTTATTTCTCTTCACGTACTCGCTGAGCTCGACAACCTTTTCGCTGTCTCTCCACGTGATTTCCGGCATGGGTTCGACCATGTCAGCATCGTCGGCAGGAGCAGCAACGGGAGCCTCCTTGAGACACGCATCCCTTGCGCGACCTCGCCGCCCGTATTTTTCCGCCAGCATCTCGAAACTCATGTCCCCTCCGGTGTGGTCAGGGTGGTCAGGGTGCGGTCAGGGCGGTGGTCAGGGCGGGATCACGCATGGTTGAGCCGTTGGTCAGGGTGGTCAGGGTATAATCTTGGAAAAACCAAAAATCCTGTCTGGAAATCACAACACGCGCATGATGCGCGCGCGTACGCGATAAATCAGATTTGCCCTGACCACCCTGACCACCCTGACCGCCCATTGAAATCATTGACGATCCATGGTCAGGGCAAGCACATTTTGCCCTGACCGCACCCTGACCACTTCGAACAAAACTGTCATACGCGCCGACCTCATCATGCACGTTTCGGACACCCGCCGGAAATGACGTGCGCCCAGTCCCACCAGGGGTGCAGGGGATCGAGGATGCGACGCTAAACAACTGCTGCCTCCGAAACAACTTGGATACCGTCCAGCCTCTGCACCCGGCGTCCATTCTCTCGAGGCCGACGTGATGACAGGTTCTCTTGGACGGTTTGAAGTTCCCGAAAAAAGTTTTCCTTGTTTCTCGGGCTGTAGCCGTTTGACGAGCAAAACGACTTGTACTCTTTGAACAAGTCGTCTTTGAGGCACGAATAGCTCTCTCCGGTCGCACAACAATCCTCGACAAAGCACAGCACGGGATTGTTGGCCCGCTTGAATTTCAACAGGTTTGAGTCGAGTTCTTGAGACTCTGTAAAATGCCCCTGCTTGAGAAGACGAAATAGACCGGCCAGCGCCCATAAAAAGATCTCTGACAACTCATCCAAAAGTTTGTCGGTCAAGCCTCTGTCGATCCGATCACCAACAAACTGCTGCTTAAAACGGATAATCTTCAATCGTCTGAGCACTCCAAAGGTGTTGTCCCTCACCCGTGGAAACTGGTTGCCCGCGAAAATCTGTTTGCACACAGGCTCAAACTCGAATGGTTGGTGATGCTTGTATGCAGCAGAGATTGCGTCACCCGTAACCATTGCCTTGAAATATGGCGACTCTATAGCCTTTGCACCGGTTTCTGTGGAAATATTTACCAGCTTGTTGTGGAGGCTTGCCCTGTGGAACTGATCCTCAAGGTCGGCCAACGCAACAGCAGAACAGTTTGCTGCGCCCACAAGCGTCCTCAATACCTTGAGCATAACAGACTTCCCGTCAGACCCCGGACCCAGTAAGAACAAGGCGATCCCAAACGCTGTGGACCTCGTGAGGCAATACCCAAAAAACTCCTGGATAAAATCGATCACGTCAGGCGTCTGGATGGTCTCATCGAGAAACTGCAGCCACCGGCTACAGTCTTTTGTGCTTTTCGGGTTGTACTCTACGTCAAGGGCGATAGTTGCATAGTAGTCCTTTGCGTGGGGCTTGAACTCTCCTGTATCGATGTTCAGCATCCCGTTTTGCAAACACAGCCAATCCTCCATGTCATTGACTGCCCGGTCAGCAGGGATGTTCGACAATACTTTTGCCTGGAAGGT